AAGGGTTTCGGAATCTCCCAAAATTTTTTCAGCAGTTTTTGGCCCGACACCTACCAACCCAGGTATGTTGTCGCACCTATCACCACATAAAACTTGCACCATCCAGTTTCTATCTGCCCTCTTTTTAGAAATGGTTTCAAGATCTCCCTTCCTTAGAAGAATACAGGGTATGGTCTTCATATCTTTATCACCTGAAACTATGACACGTGTAGGGTGTACCTCCTCGGTTGCAAGTATGCCCATCACATCATCAGCTTCAAGGTTGGGATAGGTAGCGACATCGTGATACCTTCTCACTGCTTC